GCATCTCTTCTACCATTCTCAGCAGCTTTCTTTTGAGCTGATGCTCTATTAAAGATACCTCTCTCCCCTGATTTACTTTCATAGAGAGACAACCATTCCTTCATAAAGATACCGGGATCTGGTTTCTCTGTGTATGCAACAGAGTTATTAGCCAGAGCTCTCTCTGGATTAGTAGACCACCACTCGCCTTTCTTTGCAGCACGTATGCGTTGGTCTGATAAGTTGGATAAAGATATAAGTGCTGATCGTCTGACACCACCCACTACTACAACTTCCCCTGTCTTACATACAATGTCATGGCATTCCATAGAGGAAAGCTTTCTGCCCTTGGCATTTTTAAATTTAAGAATAGTAAAGTCAAAGAGATCTACCAAAGGTTGAGGTCCACTAGCTCTACCACCAAATGTTTTAAGTCTTGCACCTGCAGGTCTAATCTTACTAACATTAATCTTAGGTACTCTACCTGTATAAAGATAAGATATTAAATCTCTGAATCCTTTTGCCCATCCTTCTTTAGAATCTACTACAGCTATAACATCTTCTGTATGTGTAAACTCCACATCAGGAACAGTAGGTAATTTATCTGAGTACTGTCTCTCTACGGAGAAGCCTACACCTGTACCATTCATAAGGATATATAGTACCTCATCAAAAGATCTTGGACTATCAATAGGAATGTAAGAACAATTGTATCCTGCCACATGTTCTCTATCTAATGCTTTACCTGCAGTCATCAAGGCTCTCATAGATGGCATAACTTCTAAAGATAGGATAGCTTCTTCTATTTCCACCCATTCTTTATTTTTAATTACTCCACCTAAATTAGTATCTATGTGATTCTTAAAGAAAGAGATAAGTCTACCTACAGTTTCGCCCCAACTTTCTCTTCTACCTTCTTCTTCTAACCATCTGGAATACCTAGACATGTGAATGAAAGACTGGTATTCTGTGGGTAAGTAATTACTTCCCAGTAATGATGCCATTTGCATCTCCTCTATTTATATGTGAATGTTAAATTGTTTCTGACTTGCCATAGTTTAGTTTCCCCCATATAAAAAGGCTCAACCCATACCTTAGCAGTAGGTACTTTCTTTACCCAATACTTATATATTTTATCAGCTAACTCTTGTGATAACTTCTTGTCTCCTAAGTAATCTTTACCTGAGTATGCCATTATTGTAAGGTCCTCTTATTAGTTATTTGTTGCTCTTCTATATAACCTATAACATTTTTTAATCCTCTTATAACAGCAGGGACTAACTCTGGATTATCAAGAGGCTGGTTAAACAAATTGTCAGCCAATGCATATAATGATATAGGCATCTCTTCATGATTAGGTCCTATTATATGAAGAGAATCTCCATCTAAAAATATTGATATGTCTTTTAATCTAAATTCATTTTCCATATGTATACTCCAATATTAATTCTGCATAATGAATAACTTTTCTTATATCTTCTTCTTGTCCCTTAGTCTTATGTCGAGTAATATACTTTACCACATTTCCCTCTAAGAAGTCAAGCTTATTCTTAACTATATATTCTGTTGGTTGTATCACACAATCTTTATAATGGCTACCACCTACCTGTCTAGAACTTCCTGTTTCTTTTACTGATTCTTTAATCATATCATCATGACGTGCAAATCCACTACCATCTATATTATTTGTTGTCATTCCATTCCCTCCACCTTTCATCATAAACAAAGATAGGAGTTCCTTTACCTACCCATGCTCCTTGTACATTGTAATCAAAGTATTCCAAAGCTTCTTCCTCTGTCATACCATCTCGTTCCCTTAATATTTCTATACATCTACTATGAGAATAAATATAAAAGTCTGAATTAAATTGTTGACCTCTTCCTATAAGAGCATCTTCAAATCCATCAGATTTATATATATCTTCTTCACTCATACCACACCAATTACATTCTTCATTCTGTCCTATCTCCATAGTAGTCTCTTCATTCTTACAATAATGTGTCCACATAATCATGTTAAAGTCTCATGTAATATTGCATTGATTCTTTTCCTTACAAATTCTATCTCATCATTGTTAAATAATTTCTTAGTAAAAGTAGTGAGAGCTTCAGGATTTATTCCTGCCATGTCACATACATCATCTCTATCTGTAGCTGTTACACCATAGGAAGAAGTAAGCCATGATCTTGCACTGTCTCTCATTAAAATATTGTAAGAATTTTCTCCTTCATACGTTGGTTTAGTTGCATCCAGAAGTTGTTGTAATATAACACACAACCACAACACACGTTCAGGACTATGAGAATCATGGACTCCTTCATTAAGAACCTTCGCTAATGATTCTTCGTTAGACATTACTCACAGTCTCAACTCTAATTACATCTTTATGTCTCTTTCTTTTACCCTGTTGAACTTTACAAAGATGGCTCTTATCATAGTTGTTTAAAGAAGCAAACATTTTAAGATTAGGTATAACTAATTTTCTTTTATCTGTAAAAGTTACTTGAAGGACTTGTGTGGGCTCAGGCTTACGACCTTGTACTGGTCTATAATATTTACCACCTACATAATTATTATAGTAAGCAGGTTCATCTGTTCCTTCAAGCACACAATCAAGTACATTATATTTCATTTGATAAAACAATTCATAGTAACCAAGACTTCTCTTGTTTTTAAATTCATCTATGACTTCAAAGGTAAAATGTTTCTTCCCTATCTTTTTTATATCAGCATTAAGATACTTAGAAGAACCAGTATAAGACTGCCACTTAGAAGGTGTCTGGTCTTTACCTATATAGAATTGCTTACATCCTATGTATTTTTGTTTAGTTTTAGTATTAGTAATGACATAGACAAAACCGAATCTATCTAGAGTGTCAGGTTCAAAGTCTTTGTTAGTTCTTAGGTCAGTCCAATGCATTAGAAATCCTCTCGTACTCGTGGCTCTTTCTTTACATAAGTATAGAACTCATTACCACTAGCATAGTTAAACTTACGTAAACCAAAGCCTTCATTAGAGTCTTTCCAACATATCTTTTTAAAGTCACAGAACTTACAACCTATGGCTAACTTCTTGTTACCATTACCTTCTTCTATTTCTTTGTAACATTTTTCTGGTGGAGTTTTAGTATTTAATAAAGCTTTAAGTTCTCTGATTCTTTTCTCTGGTTTTATATCTGTAACATCGGTCTTCATTAATGTCATGAAACCATTTGATTTATCTACTGCTAAGAAGTATCCTCTATCTTTTCCCATTGCTTTAGCATAGCTAGAGATCTGATAGATGTATCCAAAAGGATCATCATTTAATAATGAGTTGTTAAAAAACTTTCTGAATCCATAGGGAGATGCTGACTTAACATCAACTAATTCTCCGTCTATGATTGCATCTATGTGTCCTTTAACACCACCTATTGTTACTTCTTCTTGACATTTAGTTACCTCATGTCCTGCTTCTTTTACTAGGAACAAGGTAAGTTCTTCTATTATATGACCTAATAAAAATTTAATCTTAGTGGCTGTAGCCAATGGTTCTTTCTCATATCCATTGTAGTCATACCACAGTTGCCTATCTTTCTTTCCAATACCTGACAGTCTCATTTTACCTGTGGAATCTCTTACCTCTGATAAAACTTGAGTGACTGACTGAGCTATCCCTTCTTTTAAAAGTGTGAGATTAGCCTCCGATGGAGTAGTACTTTGATTAAATAATTTATCAATGTCCTCTAACAGAGAACTAATCTCACGTTTACTCATTAGAATGGAGCAGATTCTTCTGAGTTGGTACTGGCTACAGCACCATCAGCAACGTAGCCATCAACCTCGCCAAAGTCTTCTGACTGGGCATATGGTATTAGGTTAACAACCTGAACAGCATCAAGGTAGAACTTATTCTTACCTTCCATAGTAGGTACGTCCTCAATCTCTCTAGATCGGAACATAACTCTAACATCAGATCCATTACCTATCAATGTACCTGCGATGTTGTTCTCTTTAGCATCAACAACTCTAGGCTTAGGGAGAGCTTCGCCTTTCCTGTT